GGTTTCCATATCCATATTAGCAGTCTGAATTGACATCCAGTCTTGCCTATTAATACTTCTGCCCATAGCTTGAGCTAATTGCATCATTACTCGTGATGCTGTTTGAGAATTCTGACCTGCCATTGCCGCCCAAGTTGCAATACCTTCCATAGCTTTAACTGATTTATCTAAATCTTGTCCAGCAGCAATAAATTTGCCAACATAATTGGTCATATCACTAAATGAATAAGATGTTTCATCAGCAAACCATGCTAATTTCTCTAATAATTCATTTACTATTTCTGTCTTTTGAGCATAGTCTTCTATTTCTTGGCCAGCTATTCTAATTTTTTGAGCCATCATTGTGGCTACAGAAATAGTCTTTTCACCAAATTTAGTCCATCCAGATGCTATGTTATCTACAGATAACGATTTAACAAGGATAGTTCCTAAATTTATTATTTTATTTGTAAATGTAGCTACAAATGTAGTTGTTGCTACTTGCAAAGCGGAGAATTTTAATCTAACTTTATCTAAGCCTTCTCCGACTCCTTTGAAATCGAGATTTTGCTTAAGATTTTCTAATGATTTATTCGTTTGTTTAATGTTCTTCTCAAATTGTTTGTTGTCAAACTCCATGCGAACAACTCTAGTATCAACTTTGTCATTCATATGTCATTAAGCTCCTCCCGTTATTGAATTTATTTCTTGTTGTCTATATATTTATAAATTTCTTTAATAGTCTCATCGATATAATGAGTACCTGAAACATATCTACCACTTGGAGTAGCATGTCCAGTATCTACTAAAATAGCAATATTTAATCCATTTTGAATATTACTATTATTTACATATATGACATACTGATTATGTTCTTTTTCAATTGTATAGCTCCAAGATTCGGCTGTTTTACCAGATTTAGTAGGAGTATTTTTACGGAATAATTCAATAGATTTTTCTGCTATTTCTATTATTTCTTCTTCCGTAAACATTGATTCTCTATGATTTAATAAAAAAGTCTCAGTATTTTTAAAGTTACCTGACTTTTTTATATTAACCATTCGACCCAAGTTTTAATCTCCTTTGAGCGTTAATAGCTCTATTTTGAGCAATAATATCACTTCTAGACATTTTATTAGTTTTTCCATGTTGTTCATCACTCTTTATTCTAGCAATTCTTAATAAAACTAAAAGTCTATTTAAATGCCATTTTTGATATGATTCTGGAATATTATATAATGTCATCCAATAATATATTAACTCACTGGTAACTTTAGACGTATCTTTTTTTGGAGATGACCCTGCTTGTGAATTGTAAGAAAATTTAGTGGCCGTCATAGGATCTATAATATAGTCATTAATTTTCTTAATTTCATCTGTATCAAGATATTTATATGTATCATCAGGAACATTCTGAGTGATTGTCATCATCTTGACATAGTCAAGTGTTTCTTCATTAGTTTTTTCCGAATCTATAAAGGGTCTTTTATATTTCGCTTCCCACTTGGAAAGGGAGACTAATGAATGTTCTAAAACAATTGTTCTACCAGGAACTGTTTTATACTCAAATTCTTGAGTAGCTTCATTCCATAATTGAACTTCTTTAGTTTTAATTTTTAGTTCTAGCATTTTATAGCCTCCCTATATTTTTCAAACTTAACTATTTGATTTTGTTTCGAGTGTTTTACGAGCTTCTTTGCTTAATTCTGCAGGCATAATGCCTAAAACAAATTCAGACATTTTATCAGCATCTGTTGTTAATTCACTCATTAATGCGTCAAAAGCTGCATGGCATTCGAATTCTTTTCTTTTTTCTTCAGATTTAAGATGTTTCTTACCATCTGGAGAAATTTCACCATAGGATTTTAATACGAGTTCTTTAACAACATCGTACATTTTTTCGGCGTTTTGTTCAGCAGCGATTTTTTGTAAATAACCACCAAATCCGCCCGGATACTTAACTTCTAATTCTGTCAATTCAGTTTTAGTTAAATTGAAGAAGAAGCTTTCTTTTTGTTTGTTGCCTAAAAAATCTTCATAGGCGATTTCTTTTTTTAACATAATTTATTTACTCCTTTTTAATAATGTTAAAAAGATCCCTCCGATCCAATCATTTTGAATTTTTATCAAATTTAGAAAGGAGGGACCTTGTTTTATGAACAGGTTAACGTGATAAGTACGCTACCAAGTTCGTAATTAGATTAACCTTCTGCAACAACGAGTGTTACTGCATTAGATTCATCACTGTTTAAATAGCCGGCTGCTTGAGCAACGGCTTTAACTGTGTGACTACCAGCTTCTGTATAGCCTAAAGTGGTATATGTAACAGTTGTGACTGCCCCAGTCTTTGCAACATTACCAACAAAGGCTGTGCCTTCATAAATGTCGAAAGATGTAGCTGCAGAATCAGCTTCAACTGTGATTGTTAATTCACCGTCGGTATCATTACCTGCTAAAACTGGAGCTGCTAATTTTTCGTGATTGCTACCACTGATAATGCTGATGATTTCGTCAGGCATTGGAAGTCTTGCATCGCTTTCAGTATCGCCATAAAGAACTGCTTCTAATCTGGCAAGTGCTTCTGCGGAAACTTTTGTTGAATCAATAACAAGGTGAGCCATTGGTTTATAACCGGTGACTTCGACAGGTGTTGTTGAAACTTCCCATGAAAGTGTTCTTGCTTCTGGGGAATCATTGATTGTTTCGTTAGCTCTTTCGGAGACAGCTGCTAAACAACCATAGATGATGTGGATTTTATAACCAAGTTGAGCATTAACTGCGCTTCCGAGTCTTGTTCTGTAACAGAAACCGAAAGTTCTTCTTTCTTGACCTGTAACTTGAAGACCTGGAACTGGTTCCACACAACCTTCGCATAAAGCGAATTCATCTGGATAGTAGTAAGCTTCGATTGTAGCTTTGAAATCTTCGGCAGACATTAAATTAAAGTATTTAATATTATCTGCATATAAAGGTGTAACTTCTGCGCCTTCTGGGCTTTCTGTAACGGCTGTTAAACCATTCCATGCGACACCTTTTTCATAGTTTTGACCATTTGTTGCTAATAAGTATAAAACGCCATGGTCAACGCCATGTTCGTAAAAGCGTTTTTCTGGTGCATCCCATTGTAATTTTGGCATGTGAATATCCTCCTAAAAATAGATATCGAATATGTCATGATTAAGTTGTTCAACGGCATAATGTCTTACAAATTTTGCATATCTGAATTTATTCATTCTAGCAATAATTGCACTATCTGGATTTGCATCAATTACAGTTACTCTGTATTTAACATTTTCCAAATATACTCCGTCATTTGCATGTACATTGTCTATATCATGACGTTCATAGACAATACATGGATAGCTTAATATTGTTTTTTCTGGAGGTTGAAAATAAACATTCCTGGAACCAAGAATATTTACTAAATCTTCGTGTAAATCTCTTCTATCATACATTATACACACCTCCTAAAGTTAAGATGAGTCGAGGATATTGCACTTCAACGTTTGTAACCCTCCATGCAATACCCGTTCTTCCATCTTTTACATACTTTATTAAGTGAAAATGTTCATTGGCATATGGATCAGATACTATGCTAACGATATTATTAATATTAATATCATCATTAACTTTTTCGCGAGATTCTAATTGACGAGTGTTCTTTAGGAAATCCCCAACTACTTGTTTTTCAGTATAATCCTGAATCCATACACCTGGCTGGGATTCACTTTCTTTAGAAACCCCGTATCCTATTACACCATAAAATTTTGCCATTTTGAATTTATCTCACTTTTAGTATTATTCGCCTTCGCCTTCGCTTGGTGTTTCAGAATTAGCTTCTTGAGAAGATTTTCTGAAGACGAATGCTGAATATGGTGTTGTGTTTGCACCAGATAATTTTTGTTCAATTAAATAGTGCATTTTGTTGAAGTCGATATCGAAATCATCGAAGAACTTCGCAGAACCTTTTGGATTGCTACCGATTGTGTAGTCTTTAAGGTCAATCATGATACATAAATTATTACCCATGACACTTGCTGGGACTGGAACAATCTTGCTAACTAACATAGCAGTTTGTAATTCGACGACGTCTTTATAAATACGACGTTGGTTGAGGTCTTTTAATAATAACATTCTGGATAAGACGTCACGTCTAACGAATGCTGTAATAGTACCAGAACCTTTGTAGTCTTCTTGTGCGACGACAGATTCATCAACTAATAAACCTGCTAATTCAGCAACTGTTGAGGAAGCATTACCAAGTAATCTTTCCATTGTATAGATGCTGTTTGTGGTATCATTAGCAATTGGACGAATGCGATCTTCTTTAATCTTATCTTCGGCAAGGTTATCACGACCATCACCGACTAAGATAGCACGAGCGATTTCTTCTCTTAATTTAGATCTCATCTCGGATTTGATGAATGCAACGATATCGAAATCTGTGATATCGATTTCTTCATCTCTGTGCATAGATTGTCTCTTATAGACCATTTGTCCATCTGTTTCACGTTTGAATGCTAAAAGAATTTGTTCAATTTTCTTTTT